AACACCTGTGATAGAGGATCCTTTTTATCGTTTCTAACACGACGAATATAGTGCTCATTATAACGAGGATGAATACCGCTAGCAGAATTAGTGAGCTGAGAAACGGTACCAGAAGGCTTAACGCAAGTAACGGCAGCAGATGGATTAACGCCAATCTTCTTTGCCCATGTTTGATTTGTTTTGACAGCATGATCGCGTAACTCCTTTAACTGTGTTGGAGTGCTTTCAAGAAGATAAGGGCAGTCATAAATACCTGTTAGGCTAACACCTAGAAGAGCCTCTTCTTCGGTATTGTGCTTCCATTTGCTAGACAAATAACGGAAGTTAGTAAGCGAGGATTGTAGAGTTCCCAGTATAGTAGCGAACTCAATCTTTTCCATAAGCGTTTCTTTAGTGTCATTCGCTCTAGCTACTACCTCCGAAAGATTGCAGAACTGATTAGGACGTAAAATTATTTCGGAGCATGGATTAGTCCCGAAGTCATGATCAGTATCTCGCCTCTCTGGAGACATGTTCTTGCATGCTTGTCTATTGAATATGCCACGCTCGCCGCTCCTTGAGTCGTATACAGCTAACCACTCTCTCATGAATGCACCAACATCTGGTTTCTCAGTATAGCATATAGAGTTGTTAGAGAGACCTCTCTGAGGGTTGTCAACAAACCATTGACCCATCTTAGCGTTTCTCATTCTCTCATCAGAGTGGTTGCTAAGGGAGATCTCAGCTGTGCGCCTGACACCGCCAACCACTACAGCCTCACCAATGTAGTTCATCAGGTCGTGGCACTCTATAGACGTAAGCTTTCGTCCAGCCGCATTACGGAATAACTCGACAGTAACCTTGAACAACCTGTTTAGTGGTTCTGGCCCAGAGGCTCTACCGCCAAACGTAACTAACGGCGCACCTGAAGGTCTTATCTTAGACATGTCCCATGACGGTACTGTACCGCTGAACAACATCGAAATCAATTCCTTGTAAGCAGATGCCCAACCAGTTTTACTGTCTCTAACGGTTATGACCGTCTCAGTATTGTGGAATGCCTCTGCTATCTCTGGAAGCTGTGCTATATACTGGCGCTCTACTGAGAAACCTACGCCCACCCCGCACATGAGAATATACAGGGTTTCATCAAAAGCTCTAGGCTTGTTGACCGGCAGGTAAGAGCAGTTATATCCAGCAACATGATCCTTTTCTAAAGCTTTGCCAGCTGTCATTAAAGCCCTCATAGAGGGCATGACATTGAGATCAATAACGGAGGTTAACACCTTCGCCGGAATCTTTACATCTAGATAATTTTCAAAGAAATTGAAATACCTACCTACTGTTTCATCCCAAGATTCTCTCCTGTCTAACTCGGGTTTATATCTTGCGTACCTACTTTTGTGAATAAATTGTTGGTAACTATCCATTAAGGTCTTTCCAATGCTCTGAGGATGTCCAGGGTTCTTCTACTTCAGACATATATTCTGGATACCTCCTCTTCTGTTCTTGTTTAGATAGACGCCAAATGCAATTTCTAGACTGCTGTGGGAATAACGGCGCAAAGATATTAGAAACTAGATTGCTGTCGTAATACTTCTTCAGCTTGTTCATAATCTCTAGTTCTTCTTCCGTCATAAATGGTTTTATATCTCTTTGGGAGGCGAACGTTCCATACACCTCTTCGATATTAAAACCAACAGATTCTATTGCAACGCCTAACGCCTCGTGACGCATTTCGTTTACGTGGTTAGCGGCAGCACCAACATTTGGGTCCCAATTAGGAGTGCTAATAAAAGCCACAGCATTAGGATCTTGCGAATGCAGGAATGAATGTATCTTTTCTAACATTCTTAAACTATGCTCTGGTTCAATATGCTCTAACACTTCAAAACAAGTAATAACGTTTGGTGCTACTTCAAATGCATCATAATTTAGATCGCATACATCTGTATTGCTAAATAATCTAGTAGGTTTCCAGCTAGCCTTCTCGAACATAGAAGGAATTTCAAGTTTGGAAACGTCTACAGCTATATAGGATTTAGGAGTGGTTCTGTTAACATAAAGGGTTTTAGCCAGTGCTAGTTCTTTGCCCGGGCCTATATCCAATATGTTAGCAGATTCCCATCTCCGTTTCTGCCTGAGGTACATACACACGTGACTCCACCTGAAACAGTGCGCGATGTAGTCACGGTGTATAAGACCTCGTTCTTCTGCTTTATCTAACGATAAATAAGTCTTATCGATAGATCTTCCATGTTTGTTAGCCATTAAAACGGGATGTCATCATCAAGAGGTGAAAACGTAGGAGTAGATCCAGAACCTTCTCCCTGACCAATTAGCTGGATATCTTTCAAGGAGCATGTAACACCCTTGTTAGTTCCAGCAACGAATGGGCGAAAAACAATGTGTGCTCTACAGACAGAGCCACCTCTGATATCACCCTGGTCTATAACTTCTCCGGTTCTATCAACAACGCGAGGCTGGTACTTTGTTTTAGCCTTCAGAATCCACATACCTGTAGACCATTCTTTGCCCATTTCATCCCCGTCCTTTATGGGAGAGTACCAGGTCTTAGCTGAAGCAACTTTCTCATCGTTGCTTTTAGCTTTGTCAATAGCAGAATCGATCTGCTCTTTGATTTCTTCATCCTTTTCGAAGCACATAGTGATTGAATACATGCCCGTATCTTGGTCTTGAAACTTCTCAGTTTCTTCAAGATGCGGGAACATACAGTTGAACTTCTCAGTTTCATAGAAAACATTTACATTTGCTCCCTTACTCATTTTTTGCTATTCTCCTTAGCATATTGTGGACAAAACTGCTTTACGTTGCAGTACATTTTACATCTCATACTATAGCCAGGTCTATCTTCTAGAAATAGTTTCTCCTGGTCTTTCTGCATGATTATGAAATCGTTGGCGTCATCTTTAGTATCGAAGAGCTTCACAGCTCTAACCTTACCTTTCTTCATAACCGCCGTTTTATCTTCGCTTTGCCATTTCTCTTCTTTGTTACAGATTTTATCGTCCCAGAAATGACGTTGAAGGCGTTGCTCGATGTAGTCCTGTTGAGCTTGCTTACTCCACAAGTCAATAGGTATAATCGTTAGAGGATGTTGAGGATAGTTATCGCTATTAGATGCTGACTTTTGAGACCAGTCTTTAGCAAACGCAACAATAAATAACCGCTTCACGTTCCACCCAGATTCAGACATCAGGTTAGCTAGTACATTTAACTGCTGCTCCCATACTGGTTTGACACCGTGCATGAGGGCGTAAGCGGAAACGGTTTTAATATCGTAGATTCCAGAATCTTCTAGATCGTAAATATCCACTTGCCCGCTTATAACATGCTCAGCGTAAGTGTTGTGGAATCTTTTTTCAACTAAAGTTTTAGAATTAGATAGGTTTGCTAGTTCGCAAACGGAGTGGACAGCACTACCCCATACTGCCCAGACACGGTCTGACACATCTTCTGATATCTTGTCTCTGTGCTCTTTTCTAAGAGCTAGGATTTGCGGTGAGTCTATTAGCTGGGTAACGCTAATGTCTGACTTTTTGGGTCCTGTAGTATAAGGGTTGTACTGAAGCATATTGCACAACCATTCAGGATAAGAATTCTTATTGGTATATGTTCCCACGAAGCTCTCCAAAGTATAAAAAAATAATTATATCACACCCAATACTTTCGAAAGAAGCCTAATTTAGTCTGGAACTATTGGACATAAGCTCTTGAAATCCTTAGCTCTTATGACAACATAACCATCTTCAAACTTCATGTGACGTTCATGCAAATACACGACTGGACTCCTGTGTTCGGCTTCTCTAACGGCTTGACCCATAGCTGAATGCAACCAGTCAGGTAACACCTTGCGATGCTTCACTTCTATAGACAGGTGAGGATGCTCTACGTCTCTCCTACTTTCCCCGTTGCATCCTGTTCTTTGCCCACCAAAAAGCTTTGCTGCTTCTCGTTCTACGTTTTTCCAATTACTCGTTCTCATGTAAAGCTCCGTCAAAAGGTGTGCTCTTCTGTCCGACATATTTTTCGTAAAACTCATGCTCAGACCCTCCGTAATCATGGAATCTCATGCTCTGTTCTCCATAGTCTAGACCGCACATTGGTTCAAAACCTCCGTGCCTGTTTTTGAAACACTCCAAAGCTGCCTGAGGTGAAGATGGTGGGTTACCAGACTCCCTGGATTTTTCTTCAATTTTGTTTCTGTGTACCATGAACCCAGCATCAACTAAGTCAGTCAATTCTGAAGCGCCTTTTATATCATACTTGCTTCCCCTTTTGGTCTCATCATCAGGTTTTCTTACATGAGCAACTAAGTGTATGCACAATCCAGTATCTCTACAAACGTTAGCCAATATATTTGCAAAGTTTTTCTGAGCAAGGTATATGTTTCTCTGTTCAGATCCTAGATTGACCTTCATGAGCGAGTCAATAACAAATTGAGTTACACCTAATTCTTCCTGAGCATATCTAGCTGCGGCAATTAACTGTTTAGCTCCACAATCTACCTCGCGAGTGTATATCCACATCTTGTTGTTTAACCAACACCATGCTTCTTCTGCGTCTATTGGGTCAGGATATATATCACCTGTAATCTGTCTTGCTAATCTCTCAAGTTGATATACTGGAGCCAATTCAGGAGACCAGAATAACACCTTCTCATCTCTTGTTGAATAATCTCCCGTCATCAGGTATAACATAACTTGTTGAACTACAAGGCTTTTTCCGTGACCGTTCATGCCAGCCCAGATAGTCAGAGTATTTGGCAAGATACGGAAATCTATATCCCAAGGCAACCTGCCGCCAGGCTTTGCATCTTTGTTGCTTAGATGCTCTAAAGCTTCGTCAACGAAAGCTATTGGAGACTGGACAAATGATTTCTCTACCCCTTCAGAATATTTATTTACTTGCTCTTCATCTAATTCTAGTTTTGTAGCTATTTCTCTAGCTCGTTTATAATCAACCATTAAAAATTACTCCAGAATACTTCCTTTTTCTTTAGCGGTTGGGATTCCCAGACTCTTGTTTCTAAATACTTCCTCAAGCCTGGTACCCACTTACCCTCGTCATTAGTCCATTGCTCTGATTCTTTGCGTTGCTCTAGATCTTCAACTATCAAATCAACAATAGACTCATCGCCAAACTCCCTCCACGTTTTAGTATCGCGAGCGATTGTGTTGCGTCTATGCTCAGGATAAGCAGACCACACACGCATGAATGCTGTCTTGTCCTTATTCTTTTTATTATTTATATTCTTTGTGTCAGCTACGCTGCTGACTAGCTGGTCAGACGCGTTGCTCTCTACCTGCTGACTAGCTACGCTGCTCTTTACGTATTGCGCATGTGCATCAGCTGATTCGCAGATGGTATACAAAGAAGTAGTGCCAGCTCTAGCAGTTATGTCGATATAACCAAAGGACTTCAGGTCCTGCATGTAGTTCTGGATACTGCCCTTGGTGTACATAGGCATCATTGCCTGTAATGCTTCCAAGTGTATCGGTCTAGTATTGGTAGTCCTGTGATTGCGCCACGCTAGTACAGACATCAAGCATCTGAGTTGTCCTGCTTTGAGTCTTGTATCCCCGATGATACTCGCTGGGAATAATCCATACCTGTGGGATATGGGTAACTGGGAAAGATCATTTCCTTTATCCATTTAGGTGTTTCCTGGTCGTTTAATGTTAATTCAAATGCAGCTATATATTTGATTATCCAATTAGGACACTTTCCCTTCTTGAGTTCCAGCATCATAAGGCAATCTTTATAATGTTCTTCAAACAAGTTGAAATGGGTATTAGACCTGAACATCATGTTAGCTGGTATACCTTGCCAGCCTGTTATGACGTAATCATTCTGGTCGTAACACCAATCAGGCAACGTGTTTCCATCCTGTACTTCCGAATCCTCCGGAAGATCTTTCTGATTCTTCTGCATAAAGTACCTCTAAATCGCATTCTTCTGTTTGAACGTCAGATACTGGTATGAGTATGAACTGCATAATCTTCATATCTGGCGTAATAAAAACATCCCTTTTAGATACATTTATCAAATGAATATGTATCTCTCCCTGGTATCCAGAGTCTATAACACAAGCTCCAGCAATAACGTTAAGCGTGGTACATACACCAGACTTGTTAAATGCTATTAATGCGTAACCTTGGGGTATGTCTACCTTGATACCACTAGGTATTTTTATAGCATTACCTGGTGCTACCTTAGTGATAGAGAAATCCGACGGTACAAAGAAGTCGATACCAGCATCAAGCGAGTGTGCTCTCGTCGGTGGTATCACCTTCCTCACCCGTGAAAATCTTAAGTTGTTCATCGTCTATTTCCTCCACAATGATTGAGTAACCGTTCTCTTCTTCATCTAGATCCATATTGTCTGTAAGCGTTTTCTCTGCAAAAGACAGGACCGCTAAAAGAAACTGCAGTACCGGTTTACTTGATGTAGTCAGCTTTACTTGGTAGTTCATCTTCCTTTAATCTCCTTACCCCGTTTATGTAATCTTCCAACCCCTGAAGATAGCCACATGCATCTACAAGGTTGTCTCGTTTGTGGTGAAAACTCTCTCGCGACAGCTTCAATGCTACCAGCATCTTGTACATATCCTCGATGAGCAGCTCTTTACCAGTCATTCCGATAAATATCAATCTGGCTCTTGCCATGCTCTCTGAGAATTCACCATAATTCTCGTGGTCTGTTATTCTTTCCACAACTATTTCCTTAGCTTCGTCTAAGATTGGCTTTTCAAAGTTAGTCATAAGATTGCTCCCCTCATGTTGTCATTAACAAAAAGATCTTTCTTGCGTTTCATTTCTTCCACGGAATCTGTTGGTTTGTAACCATACTTTTCAGCAAACTGGTCATAGAATTGAGCACAAGGCCTTAAAGCCCACTTCTCACCGTCATAATCAGACATTTCAGTTTTTGAGAACAACAAACCCCAATGTCTTTCGTACACATGCAAGGACCCAAGATTAAAGGTTAATGTACCTAACCTTGGATATACATACTCCAAACCCCTTAATCTCGCTTCTAGATAGTTACGCATCAACTGTAGAAACATAGAGGCGCAGAACATATCATTGCATAACCCAAAGATGGCATCACAAGAACGCATGTTCCATATTAAATGAAGAACATCATCTCTTATTATGAACTGTATGAAACCAGTACAAGGATAATCATTTAGATTCTTCTCGTAATGATCTACATTGAAGATAGGTATAACAGCTCTTCTACTATCTGGATTCATTATCAGCTCGTCAGCGGTATGATACCAAGGCTTGCCAAAAATGTAACAACCGTAGTTGCTTTCTATCTTCCCATCATCATCTTTGATTTTGTCCCAAATAGATGCTAGTTTACCCATGTTACCAACGTATGGGGACTGCCCTAAGTAGAACAGGAACTCAGCTACTGCATATTCTGACTTCCATCTACGATCTATATCGTCTATACTTAACAACGTAGGATCTTCTAACGTATAACTTGCGTTATGTATCTCTATGGTATTGCCAACCTTAGATCCAAACCTACGTATATCTAACATCACGCCTGCATAAAGTTCATTCATACATAGTGATATTCTCTGCTTTTTCATCATCATCTGGATATGGCCACCCTTCTTGATAGTTACCCCAGAAGAATTCCTCTTCTTCTGAGCGTTTGATTTTAGGTTCCTTCTCCTTCTCTTCTAGCTGCTTTAGCTTTTCCTTGTTTTCCATTTTTCTTCATCATCATTTCAGCATACTCCCTGAGCGATACACCAAACATTTCTTCGAATCTCTCTGACCAGGTTATTCGACCCTTTGGGGTCAATTGATTTCTTCGAGTCCAACAGTATCTGGCAAAGCACAACTTTAGCTTTTCGTAGTCTTCCGGATCGTGGCTTAATTTCCGAGATTTCATTTTCTATATCCCTATAAAAGTAGAATCCGGTCTGTTCAAATGCTAAGCTATGCCTCTCTACAGACCACAGTAATATCTGTAGCTCTGAAGTATTGATACCGCAGGCATTACTTAGCTCCTTTACGGATACGCCATTCTCTGGTATACAGGTGTAGTAACTTGGATTAAATTCCTTATCTCTCCACGACCCAAAGTTGACATATTCCATAAACCCTTTACAACACTTCTGTGTTTCTTCGCAATAGTCGTAGTTCCTACAACCTGTGCATGGTGGTTCTGGTTGATCATTCATTCTTCTTAGTAACTTCAATACGTTCATGCATTTTCCTAAAACAAAAAGGGGCACTAGCGTTAACTAGCACCCCATGTGTTGTTAAGACCGGTGGTAAACAGACACTCTGTCTGAATACTTGATTGGCAGATCTTGAGAATACTTGCTATACAGAAAGTTATATATTCGTTCATATCTGCGGTTTGTCAACTTACCACTTGTTTTGTGTTCGATAACCCATGGGTGGTCTTGACCTAAAGCTTTTTTCCATGTGCCATCTTGCAGTGCTTTGATAGCTGCACCTACTCTAGAACCTCTACCACGAAACCAATAAGCTTTATGACCTTTCTTTTTAGCCAGCTTTTCGTAGTGAGATATCTTGGATATAGGAACATCCTTCGCTATCAACCTGCGCGTAGCGTAATTACCTTTAAGTTCGTCTCTTGACATATAGTCTCCCTTGCACCGTTGTTAATGGATCCAAGTGTTAGATAGCCACGGTGCCACAGCTACCTAATCTCTTTCTTTGCCCTATCTCGAGCTGTTTTACCAGGCCTGGACACACCAGTCTTATCGAAGCAATACGAGTGATAAGTTGGTAAGTTACCAAGCTTGGCAAATTGAGTTTGAGTCATGAATTTCTTCAGTTTAGACTCGTGTTTTGTTTGTTTGCTCATTGTGTTTATTATACCTCGTCGTTAAACAACGAATTAAATCATTATTTAACCATTAATAAACGGCAAAGATCTTGAACAACCTCAGATTTCTCGTTAGGTTCTTCGCCGCATGTTGTGCACGCTACTACACCATCCTTCTCACGTTCTACTGTAACATGCCACATGAGACGCATACGGTCTTCCTTGATTCTTATTACCACTGAATCACCGTTCTCTAACTTCATTCGAAGCTTTCCCCTGGTATCAAAAGAGCGTCGCCCACAATACCGTTCTTGACTTTCTCATTAACCTTGTAAGGCTTCCATAGACCTTCCTCGTCAACCAGCATAACGTGGTGCTCAGAGAAGACCCTAGCAATTTGTGTCGGCACACATTCCACATACCCACCAACTGCTTTCTGCCAGTTCTTAAGCGAGTGTTCTTCTTCCCATACTTCAACTGTGCCGTTCTGTTTGAGTAGATAAGATTTGTCTCTTTCGAACTCACTTGGTTCCTCCGTAATTTTCGGTTCTATTACTTTGTCCCACATTTTCTTTCTCCTTCATTTCTTGCATCAAACGTTTGTCCCAAAGCTCCTGCATCAACCTATCGATGATATGGTTGCAGTCAGTTTCATTGAGGGTTAAGGTCGATAAACGACCATCTTTTTCTGAGTATCCCATTACGTCTACTAGAAATTCTCTGTCGAAGTCTTTGTTCCTGTTGACAACGACCGTGCGTTTTGGTGGGTCAATCACGTGTACACCACCCACGGGTGACCGTCTTCAAAAGCTTCAAGAGCTAAATCTCTGCTCTCTTTGTTGAAATTATCGTATGCTACCTTGCTGCAACGGTTGTGCCAAACAGGACCCTCAGCTTCATCGTACAGTCTATCTTCCCATGCTTTGTATTCTAGGAGAGTAGAAAACGATGTTTTGTCACTAAACCGTACGCAGTCGCAGTCCATACCGCCATATACAACGTATATCGTATTAGTCATGATTTATTCCTCGCTATGGTCGAACTCGAACATTTGCTCGTTACTATTAAATGGTGCGATGTACTTCTCGGTGAAACAATCTTCGCAAATAACTTCACCACACCGTGTTGTGTATTGATAGTCGTGCTCTTGTGTCTCGCAGACCTGACATAGCATTTTCATAGTATGATCCAGGTAAAAAAAAGGGACCCCGAAGGGTCCCGTAATTAGGAGGAGGAGATAAACGGTTACCTTGCGATAACCATGGTTTTCCCGTTGGTCTTAACGGGAATATGCTCGATGATACCGTCAGAGTCGATACCAAAAGCATCCGAGAGCTGCTTGCCTTTGATCGCAAGCACAGGATCTTTACCATCTTTTGTCTTCTTCCCGTACACCTTGTTCTTACCAGTGTCAGAGAATTTGATGGTCAGTACGTCTTTTTCGATTGTTGCGTCGTAGCGATCGCCAGGTTTGACTGTTGCAGGAAGCTGCTTCTTGGTCAACCAGACCAAACGTGCACCTTTCTGTGTGTACAGTTTTACTGTTGAATCGCTTGGTATTGCTGCTGCTGTTGCTGCCATAATTAACGCTCCTTGTGCGTGTGGTTATTTTGAGTAAGTAGATAGATCTTATCTCACCCACAGATCTAAATAACAATCACAATTTTTTATTGTGGGTGCATCCATCAATAAGTTTTGTTTATTTATCTGATTTGTTCTCTTCCGCTCTCAGAACATCCTCGAACAGCATCCAAACGCAGATTAATTTCTCGCGCTTGCTGCAGGTGTCATACCCGAACTCTCCAAAGCAATTGATAGCAAAATTATCGAGGGATTCCTCAAGAATCTTGAGCTCTTCTTTGGTGATTTCCTTGGATTTCTGAACGACAACTTCCTTTAAATATTCGATCATCTCGACTCTCCGTGTTTATTTCCAAGTGAAATATAATCTTATCTCGCCCACAAAAAAGGTTAACAATTAGTATTATTTATAGCTGGTTTATCAGTTGATAACAGTGGGTTTATACTTGGTGTGAAGTGCTAGGGCGCCTGTGATTTATTGGAGTGGAACCTCTGTTTT